GACAAAATCAACAAGATATTAATATTAACCGTATTAGTGAGTCAACATACATTACGATTCCTAATAAAAATGCAACAGGCAGACCTATCCAAGTATGGATTAATAGACAAAGTGGCCAAGAGAACCCTACTACAATCCTTACAGCTGAAGCATTAGATGCAACAGAAACAACGATTACTTTAACATCAACTGTAGGTTTAGCGCAGTTTGGCTTTATTAAAGTAGACAATGAAACAATTCAGTATGGTGGTGTTAGTGGTAATGACTTAATAGATTGTATACGTGGTGTTAACAATACAACGGCAGCAACGCACTTAACAGCTTCTAAAATCTATGTGCAAAACTTGCCTACAATCAATGTATGGCCGGCTCCCGATCAAAGTAGTTACTACTCATTTGTGTATTACAGATTAAGACGTATTCAAGACGCAGGTAACGGAGTGACTAATGAAGATATCCCGTTTAGATTTATTCCTGCTATGGTAGCTGGGTTAGCTGCGTACTTATCTATGAAGTTACCTAATGTAGACCCGATGAGAATCCAAATGTTAAAGCAAGATTATGAGCAAGCGTATCAGAACGCAGCTGACGAGGATAGAGAAAAAGCAAGTATTAGGTTTGTACCTCGTGAATCGTTTTATCACGGATAATTAAATGCCAAGTAAATATTCAAGTGGCAAGTATGCAATTGCTCAATGTGACCGATGTAATTTTAGGTTTAAATTAAAACAGCTTAAACGCTTAATAATTAAGACAAAAAATGTTAATATACTGGTATGTCCAGAATGTTGGGAACCGGATCAGCCGCAATTATCGCTAGGTCTATACCCAGTCAATGATCCGCAGGCTGTTAGAAATCCAAGACCAGATAATTCATATTATCAAGCGGGGTTAAATGGACTTCAATTAACAGAAACAACATCGCCTGATGAAGACGCTACGGGTGTTGCAACGCAAGGTAGTAGAATAATACAGTGGGGATGGTATCCAGTAGGTGGGTCAAGATTAAACGACGATGGTTTAACGCCTAATGATCTAGTAGCAACAGGTAACGTAGGTACAGTAACAGTAACAACAACATAAGGAGAAGTAACATGGCATATAAATCAGGAGCTGACGGTATTACTAAACAAGGTAAAACCAAAGGTAAAAATTTAGGTAATGACGGCGCTAAAGTGGGTATTGAAACAGGTCCAAAACATGCGGGTTCTAAAGGCGGTAAAAAGAATATTGACATGAAAACTATGGGTCGTGGTATGGCTAAAGTTGCAGCACAAAAAAGGGGATAATAAAATGGCAGAATATAAACAACCAGTAGTTGTACCTAACGCAGATATAGGTCTTTCACAAGATCCTAATAAGTTACGTGCACAAGAACTTAATAAAGATACAGGTACACAACGTGTAAGCGCTGGAGACCCTGCGTCTAAAATAATTAATAAAAACGGTGAAACTAAACAACGTGGTAGTGGAGCAGCAACAAAAGGATTTACTTCACGAGGCCCGATGGCGTAATAAATGAACTACTCTGAATTAGTTACAGAGATACAAAGCTACACGGAAAATCAGTTTGAAACGGCTGATATAAACACGTTTATTACTCAAGCTGAACAACGTATTTACAATGTGGTGCAACTTCCTGCGCTTCGTAAAAATGTGACAGGTACTACAACATCTGGGAATAAGTATTTAGCGATGCCAAGTGATTGGTTAGCAACATTTAGTTTGGCTGTAATTAACGCTAGTAATGAATACACATACCTTTTAAACAAGGATGTTAACTTTATTCGGCAAGCATTTCCTGATACAGATTCAGATTTTTATGGCGAGCCTCAATACTATGCAGTATTTGATAATACCGCGTTTATTGTAGGACCTACTCCAGATGCTAATTATGCCGTTGAGTTACATTATTTCTACTATCCTACTTCTATTGTTACTGCAGGTACTACTTGGTTAGGTGATAATTTTAGTTCTACATTGTTATATGGATCATTACTAGAAGCGTATACCTACATGAAAGGTGAAACAGATGTGATTGCTCAATATCAAAAACGTTATGACGAAGCTATGGCATTATTGAAACAACTTGGTGATGGCAAAGATAGACAAGATGCTTACAGAAGTGGACAAGTAAGGAACCAAGTTCTATGATTTTAGGACAAGGACAGACCACTACATTTAAACTAAACTTGCTTAAAGGTTTAGAGAATTTTTTTACAGGGTCACCATATACCTATAAAATTGCTTTGTATGATGCTAGTGCTGACATTAATAGCGAAACAACTGCATATACAACAACTAACGAAATTACAGGTACAGGCTACACAGCGGGAGGAGAAGTTTTAACTCCCACAATAGGTAGTGATACTAGTAATAATACAGCATATGTTACGTTTGCTAATGTTACATGGAGCCCTGCAAATTTTACAGCTGCCGGAGCTTTAATATATAATAGCACTACAAATGCATCGGTTGCAGTATTAAATTTTGGATCTGATAAAACAGCCACCACTAGCTTTACAATCCAATTTCCATCAGCAACATCAACCAGTGCAATATTAAGAATTAATTAAGGAGAAATATATGATTAAAGAAACAGGCGGCTTTGGCGATTCAGCTATTGCTACATTAAATACAAGTGTCTCATCAGGCGAAGATTTAGGCATTCATGGTCATTACTATGTAATGTGTAGAGACAAAGATGGTAATGTTAAATGGGAAGAAAGTTTTCCTAATTTAGTTGTTGCTGCAGGTAAACAGTTAATGTTAGATACTTTATTAAAAGGTTCTGCATACACAGTAGTAGGTCCATTTTTAGGTCTTACTAAAGTATCATTAACTCCAGCAGCTACAGATACAATGACTACGCTAGTCACAACTAATGCTGGTGAATTCATTAACTACACAGTAGGTGGTTCAGCGGTACGAGGTACAGCAGTATTTGCTTCAGCTACTTCATCTGGTACAACACCTTCTAACGTTACAACTTCAGCAGCTACATCTATTACTTACACTATTACTGGTGCTGGTGGTACTGTATATGGTTGCTTCCTTGTAACAGGTACAGGTGCTGTAAGTACATTAAGCTCAACAGCAGGTACATTGTATTCTGAAGGTAATTTTACAACTTCTAAAGCAGTTACAGCTGGCGATACAGTAGCAGTTACATACTCAACAACAGCAACATCATAATAAGTATTTAGTTAGGCTCGTAGTAAACTGTATTATGGGCCTAGCCATTACCTTACTTAATCATGAAAAGCGCCGTTGTCAACAGAGATACAACTGTAGTTGAAAACATTATTATGGCTGATCCTTCTGATCCATGGCCATACCCCGACACATTCTTAGTTTTAGTTCCAGACGACCTACCAGTTAATATAGGTGATACCTATGTTGATCCTTATTTTTATGATAAGGACGGTAATATTATTGCGCCTATACAACCAGAAGAAATAATAGAGCCTACAGAAGAATTTGTAGAGGAAGTAGATAATGGCAGCTAGATATTGGGTAGGTGGAGCAGGCACATGGGACAATACTGCTGGCACTAAATGGGCTTTAACAACTGGCGGTGCTGGTGGTCAAGCAGTTCCTACTACTGCTGATGATGTATTCTTTGATGCTAATTCTGGTGCTAATACTATTACTATTGGTATTACTGCTCAAGCATCTACACTTACCACTACTGGATTTACAGGCACTATTGCATTTGGCACTAATAAAATACAAGTTGCATCTACTGCAACAGCCACAGTATTTACTGGAGCTACCACATATTCAGTTACAGGAACTCCACTTATAGAATTAACTGGTGCTGCCACAACAGGCACTAGAACAGTCACTACAGGAACTGTTACAGAAGCCAACTCTATATCGTTTAGCGTAACTGCTGGAACAGGTGGAACAGTTGCTATATCTACTGTAGTAAGAAACCTTGACTTTACAGGCTTTAGTGGAACATTAACTAATGCTAATAGAACAATTTATGGCGATGTAACACTATCTATTGGCATGACAATAAGTAGTGGTAACACTCAAACATGGCGTGCCACTTCTGGTACTAAAACAATTACATCTAATAGTAAAACATGGGATACCTCACATACATTTAATGGTGTGGGTGGAACATGGCAATTAGTAGACGCACTAACATCTACATCTGCTAGAACATTTACTCTTACTAATGGAACATTTAATGCTAATAATCAGAATGTAACTATTGGTGATGTTGCGAGTAGTAATTCTAATACAAGAACTCTTACAATGGGTTCAGGTACTTGGACATTATCAGGTACTGGAACTGTGTGGAATACTGCTACAACTACAGGTCTGACATTAAATGCTAATACATCAACCATAGCATTATCCGATACATCTACAACTGCTAAAACTTTTGCTGGTGGGGGTAAGACTTATTACAATCTATCTATTAGTGCAACGACAGGTATTTCTGATTACATCTTTACTGGCGCAAATACTTTTAACCAAATATCAAGCTCTAAAACGGTTGCTTATTCTATTACTTTACCTGCGGTAACAACTACAACAGTTACAACTTGGGCAGCAGGTGGTTCATCTGGTAATTTATTAACATTAGAGTCTAGCACTTATGATTCTACATTTACAACTGCAACATTAGCAGTTACAAATACATTTACAACAAACTTTACCAATGTAGCTTATGTAGGTTTATCAGCACCTAATATAGGCACAATAACTAACGGAGCAACTTTTTTTACATCTGGTAATGGTGATTGGAC